CAGTAGCAAGGCTCTTCTTCGTTGGCGGCACGACACCATGCACAGCCAACAACTCGGCGAACTTGGGGTTGCTCATCAACGTGTCTTTGTCGAAGTTCTCCAGCAAGTCCTTCTTACGCTGGCGCTCTTTCAGTAGGTGGATGCGGAGCATTTGCTCATCCAGTTGCAGGACTGGCTCGGTGAACATACGGATGGTCAGGTCGATCAAACGCAACTCTGTCGGCGGGAAGCCTTGGCTCATGCAGTTGAACAAGTCCCATGTCAGGCGCACGTCGTTCTTACAGTACTCGCCGTACTGAGCTAGCTGTTCCTTGGGGAAGTCAGTGCGGCGTAAGCCCTTGGCGTCGTTGACCTCAGTGCCCTTCTCGCCGATGCCGTAGAACTCCGCCAGAACCTTAAGGCTACCGCCTACGTTCGTACCGTGAAGAGCGCGACCCATAGATAGCGTGTCGAGCCAACCCTTCGGCCTAATTTCAAAGTGCTCAGACAGAATGAATCCGTCGAACATAGCGTTGTGGGCTAGGGCGAGGGAGTTCGCCCAGTCAAACTGTTTCAGAAACGCATACGTACCGATGGAGTCACCTGTGTACCACTCGGGCTCACCGTCATTGACCTGCACAGCCACACCCACAACTTCAAAGCGTGGGTCACGTACGTATTCCTCAGTAGTCTGTTTAGAGAAGCCGAGGTCGGCCCCATACGCCGACTCAAAGTCAATAGTAATAATATCCATCAGTACGATTCCCCTCTAACAATTAAACTAATCACTCTTTGGCTTACATCGAATTTGTTCGCCAGTTGTTTTTGTGTGAGCCCATGCACCTCGTAAGCCCTGCGGATTTCCGCAGCTTGCTTGTTGGTCAGCTTTGCATTTGCATGGTTCTCACCCTTGGGTTGCGCCCTGCGCTTCTTAGCATAGGCATCCAGTTGGTTGTCTGCGTACGAGCCAATGAAGAAATGCGTTGGGTTACAGCACTTGCGGTTGTCACACTTGTGCAATACGTGGGCTTTCTCCTTCGAGTTAGTCGGCCTCGCTGGGTTTGCTACCAAATCGCTAAGCCAAGCGGCAACCCTGTGCGCCGTGTACGTTTTACCGTCCCACCTCACCGTGCCGTAACCCGTGTTGTTACACGCACCTTGCCATTCCCAACACCCGTTGCGCTGACGCCTATCCCCCTGTACTTTCGCCCAAAAGGATTCGGCTGTTTGTTTCTTCGACACTGTGGACTCCTAAAACGTATTGGTGTCTACTGTACCACCTTCTTTGATAGCCCACCAAATATCCACCGCTTTTTTAACGCGCTCTTTGTCTACGCCCTGTTGCCATAGGTATTCCATGACGAGGGCAAGTTGCTCGGCGGTCATTTAAAGATTCCTGAAAAGGCGTTGGCGGCTGAGCCGAGCAAGCCTGTGTTGTTTTGCGCGGCGTTTTGTGCGGGGCCGATTTGGCCGGGGTTGATTGCCGTACTCACTGTGTATGGGTAAGAAGAACCGATCAAGCCGCCGGTGTTTTGCATTTGCGCCCTCATTTGCGCCTGCCTCATCTGCATTTCAACCTTTGCCAACTCACGTTCACCTTCGCCGTCGTCAAAGATTGTCTCCATGACGTCCTTCTCCATGCGGGTGCGGTGGTACTTCTTCCACGCCTCGATCAACGCTTCTTTGTCGGCATCGGTGAGGAACCAGTAGGCTCCAGCCTTAGCTGGGTCCATGCCCACCAACCCATAAAGAGCTTCCGCTGTCCCGCTAAATTTGGCCTTGCTAAATCGCTCCCCGTTGTAAACGTCAAAGTCTTCGGGGTGTGATTCCATCCGTGCAATCAGCACGGTCACTGCGTTAGATAGTTCAGACATCTTCTTCTCCTACCCATTTTTTGACCATCTCGTTCAAAGCGCCGATGGACTTGTCGTTGAAGTCAAACGCTGGCCCACCCTTCGTTGGGGCGATGCTCACCGTTCCTGTATTGCTGGCGATGCTGGGGTTTACGTTAGCTGTTACAGAACCACCGTTAAAACTTTGGACAAAAGCTGAGCTAATTGCTTGTGGGTACGCATAGCTGTCTACCTTGTCTTCCTCCAGCAGTTTCGCCATGATGTTGTTGGTAAATTTCTTACGCTCCATCTCCACATAAGCGGCAGTAAGTGCTTCGATTTCTTCCGTAGTCAGAACATTCATGGCATCCCAAGCAGGTGACTCGCCCGACAATCGTTTCTTGAGCACTGAGGCTACGCTTTGGAACCTGCCACGAATGATGCGCCCTGTGTTCGGCTCAAAGTCACGTTCGCCAAAGTCCTCGGGGTTGGTCCCCATGCGGTCGATAAGGATTTTTACGCCTTCGTTCATTTCGTCCCCCCGCTCATGCGTTTAATCATCTCCATCTGTGCGGCGTTGACGATCATCTTCTTGCCTTCGGGCTTAGGCACTGCACCGCCCCAATACGCGCTGTTCTTCATCGTGCCGCGACCGACTACTTCTTTGTAGTCTTCCTTCTCGTACGGGTCTTCCTCTTCGTCAGGCATGATTGTGGCTATCGCCTTATGCGTAATCTCCAAGCGACGAACCTTGGTCATGCCTGAATGGAGCGCCGCCTTCTCAGGCTCGGTCATTACCTCGCGCAAGTTCTCGCTAAAAATCCAGCGCCACTTGCTGTTCGTCTCCCCCAAGCCAAAGAACTCTTCGGGGTGTGTTTCCATACGGGCCAAGATGATGCCCACGCCTTCGTTTACTTCACTCATTTTTGCTCCTTCGTTAGTTTCAAGAACGCCCCCACGGGCATCTCTCTCACAATGACTTCTTTCAACTCTTCAATGTTGTTTTCATTCACCACCATCGCTAAACCACCAGCCGCTTTAATATCCCGCAGGTTCTTCTCTTGCAACGCTGTCGGTATGCCCTTGCCAGCCTTCGCTTCAATCGCTAGGAACTTACCGCTAACACAGCACAAGAAGTCAGGGACTCCACTGTTGCCGTACCCCGTGCCCATCGGCATCGCGTAGTACACGCCGTGTTCTTTCAAAATCTTCTTTATCTTCTCTTTGACTTTCGCTTCAGGTGTCGATGCCATGATACTCTTTCTTTAGACTTTGTCAAACTCTATCTGACATTTGTCAGAAAATTAAAGTGAGGGGTTGGTTGATTCGTCCCATGCCCCTCGTCATGGTTTGAAAGTGTTGTGCAAGTAAAACTCGTGCTTAGCGGCACGGCAGGGGGCTTACACAACGGAGGTAGCAGTCGCATCAACCACGCTAGCTACCCGCCATATACTCACCCCCTGCTTACTTAACGAACTGTGCGATCTCGCGGTTCATGTACCAACGAGCCTTGAGCAAGTCTTCCTCGTAGCTACCCTTGTTACCTGCGCGGGACAAGTACTTGAGGATGTTGCCTTTGAGGTAGCCACGGAACTCTTCGGGTGACAGCTTGGCTTGGATGTAGTCGATGGTCTCGATTCCACCTACTTTGTAATGAGCAGGGTGGTTGACGTTGTCGGCTTGCGGCTCAACCATTGTGACTGCCCCTTGCATACGCATCTTGCCTGTCACTGGGTTCATGCGTTGACGGCCTTTGGTCAGTGCAAAGATACGGTCGGCTTCCTCTTTGTGCGGCATAGCGGGTGTGTTGCTTGTCAGAATGTTGAGCATCTTCCACTGTTGCTTGGCCTTCGCTTTCTTCTGCGCCTTTGCCTTCTTAGCTTTTTGGTCATAGTTGTGCGTTTGATACACACGTTGTACCTTGATGCCCAGTGCTTGCGCTACTTGCATAGGTGTTGCGGCTGGGTTGGCCTTCTCGTACTCACGTACACGGGCGGCTTCGTTCACTTTGGTTGTTACTTCGTTAGTTGCTGTTGTCATTTTCAAATTCTCCAGTTTGGGTTTCTACATAATTCACAAGAACTTCTCGGATTTTGGCTTGCTTGTTGGGAAAGGTCTCGAAGTACTCGACTACCTCTCGCGGCAAACGCAAGCTCGTATTAACAAGGGTCGGCTTCTTGCTCGGACCGCGCCCTTGTCGTTTTTTCTCGGGTTTCAGATATTCAATTCCTGTTGTCATAACAGTGCTTCCTCTTCATCAAAAATAGGGTTTCGCGTTAGCGGGAAATACCGTGGAGCGAGTCTTGTGAACGGCCACCATACGCGGTATTCTTCCTGAGTCAGTCGGCGTGATGGCTGTTCGGACTTTGACCACAAAGCAGTCGTCTCGCTGGTGCTTCTCAATCCACTCTTTCGCGCCCGTCTTGGTTCGGAACATGAGGTAGTCGATGCCCTCGTCTTGGTTGTCAGTTTTGACATAGTGCCCTTTCAATGTCCTAACCATGTACTTGTCTAGGTGGATGCTCTGCATTACGTTTTCTCCTTGATAGGCCGCATCCGTTTGGCGCGGTACTCCTGCTCTACTATCTTCATTGCCAGCTCCATGTCACGCACCGTGGTGTTCTCCAGTTGCGCGTCGTGAATCTCCATGACTAGGTTCATAGCCTTGAGTTCCTCGGCCTTCAATATGAAGCGGCCACTCTCCACACCACGTTTACCCACAGCGTGAAGTGCGTCTAAGCCAGCCTTGATTTCGTCTTTCCAATCGTGGCCAAGCTCAGGGCGCAACATGATGTACGCCTCACACATATTGAACGCGCCAATCAGTACGTCAATAGTCGCTACCGTTGCATCACCTCGACGCAATATGTCCATCGCATCGTGGTTCTTGATTCGCAGGTCGGCACTAAGTGACACACTTGTAAACGGTTTCATGCCAGCCAGCACCCAGCTCACTGGGTCAGGGAACACACCCTTGGGTCTGTACTTGGAACGCTTTCTCATTTGACCGCCTGTAAGATAAATTTCAAAGAGTCTTCATCTTCTTCTGCCGCGATGATTTTGAAGTCGGCCTTGTAGATACTGCGGAAGTCGCTCATGGATGTTTTGCCCACAGCAACGTAGCGCCACTGCTCCAAGAACACCAACTGCTCCTTCTGCATCACACGGGTATGTGACGGGTCGCCCAATGCCCACACCGAATGACGTGACGGGCACGTAGCCAGCAGGTAGCCGTTAGGTTTCAACACGCGCCAAAAGTCTGAGAACTGCCAAAAGAAAAACTTGTAGTCTCCCTGTGCGCCAGTATGCTCAAGCACCTCGTAAGCGTGAATCTCGTCAAAGGTATTCGCCTCGAACGGCAAACCCGACGGGCTGGTCAAGTCCCACACTACATCAGGCTTGTGGTCGTCGTTGTAGTCCAGCGTAGTCAGGCTGCTCCACGTATCAGCATCGGCGGGGTTGGCCTTCAGGCGCTTGCCCTTGTCGCTCCCGCAACCAATCAACAGTTCGGTCTTCATACGCCCATACCTCGCATCGTCATCACCACAGCAATCTGCTCGGCGAGTGGTCGGCCTTCTTCCAAGATGTAGTACTCGGTCTTCCAGTCAGGGCCGTGGTTGCTCTGCTTGTACGAGGCTACCTCCAACAACTTACCGTTCATCACATCCAGCGTACCGATGCGAACCTTGGGGCTCGGCTTGGCCACAGCTTCTTCAACCGATACGTCTCGTGAGTACGCCAGCTTCTCTGCCCTTGCGATTGCGTCACGCATCAACCATTTTGCTAACCACTCTCTCATTTCTTCTCTCCTTGTTCACGTTGGATTCGTTCAAACTCTTCGTCCTCTGCCTTGGCATCGTCTTGCTTCTTCTTACCCCAAATCAAGTCGTAGCCACTGCTGAATTTGTTGTGGTCTGTCGGGCGCATATCGTCACCCTTACCCGCTTCTCTGTTACTCATTACTTAACTCCTTTGGGCATACCTGCGCCACTGAAATACTTGAAGTCTCGGTTGTTCAGCATCAGCTCCTTACGCTTCTGCAAATCCAACCGCGCCTGTTCCTTGGAAATCTTTACCGCTAGCGACCTAGTCACAGTCTTGAGCGGCGTCTTCTTAACCTTCAGCTTCTTCTCCTCACGCACTTCGCGGTTAGCCGCATGGGTGCGAAAGTCTTTCATGATTTCGGGCATATACGTCTTCACGTAGTCCTTGTGGAACGCGTTGATAACTTCACTCATTGCATACCCCGCAGTTCTTCAAACAAATCCCAAAACCTGTCGGTCTTCGGCGTAAGGTGGCTATCCACTCCGTTGCAAACGCTCTCGGCTTCTTCCACCAGCTTCATCATCACAACACTAGCGTTCGCACCCTGCTCGAAACCCATCTCATAGGCGTTCTCCATTGCTGTGATGGTGTTCTCACTCACACCCACACTGCGTAACAGCGTAGTCATTTCGTCTTTTGTCATATCAATCCAAGTAAAAGGTTTCTAAAAATTCCATCACCGCAAGATAGGCGAAGGCGATACCAATGAAGGTAACAGCCCCCACACCCATCAAGAGGCAAATCAATCCGATGTTTGCTAAGTCCCAATCCATTACATATACCTCTTTTCCATCTTGTTGCACTTGTCACACCAGCGTCCCTGTGAGATAAGCGATTGGTCTTTGGCATCGAGGCCGTCTTTCCATTTACCCCAGTCATGCTTGCACCAGTCGTTGTTCACCCATCGGTTAAACAGCTCTTTGACCACGTACCACGTAGCGGCACACAAGAACACTGTGACTACCAACGCCACCATAAAAAGGTACTCGTTCATACCGCCTCCTTACGCGCAAAGTCCACACGCATAAACAGTGCCCAACCAAACAGCCCAGTGCAGATAGCGTAGAACATACGGTCGGTACGCTCCCACATGAACGGGTCAAAGTCTGCGCCCACGATTGCCATGAACGGGTACACCAGCAGTGCGGCTATCACGAAAGGTGTAGTACACACCAGTATTTCTTTCAGTTCTTTCATTTGAATTTCCTCGCTAAGTTTTTGTCTGCCCACTCGTCAAACTTCTTATCAGTGTGGGCTATCTTGCTCATGTCTTTCTTCGGCGGTATCTTCCTCGGCTTGGGCTTAGGCTTGGGCTTTACTGGTTTCCCATCCTCTCCCCATACTGGCCAAGGCGCATCAGGCGCAAGTACAGTTTTCATTTTGTAGTTTCTCTGCGTACTCACGCGCCAGTCGGCGATAGCGTGAGATGTTGTTCTTGAAAGCGCGCCAGTCTGATTTACAGTCCGTCACGATTTGTGGTTCAGGGAACTCGGCGAACTTCACCATCTTGTGTGAACCCGCCCTGTCCTCTATGCTTACGATGTGAAAGCCTTCACGCTCGTACTCTTTCATCTGCTTGCGCATACGGTTAGAGACTTTCATAGCATCCAATCGAACAGCTTTACAGTAAGTCCCAGCACGAACACTGTCATGGCGTACAACGTAATGTCGTTCCATGTGGGGTACTCGCGTTTGTAGGACACCCACCATTCACCCAATCGGTCTTGGGGAAATGCCTCGTCTAATGTGCGTGGGTAGCATCGGGTTGTAGGCCAACCCTCGAATTTAGTCTTCGGTTTTTTCATCTTCGTTCTCCAAAATCAACACAAAAATTTCATCATTTACGCGACAGCCGATGCCAGTTACCATCTGCTCCTTCTCCACCAGCTTGAGCATACCTAGCTTGCCACGTAGCTCAACGGGGAATGTCGCATCATCATACAGTTGTACATTGTCACGTATCTTAACAATATATTTACTGTCTGACAACACAATCAACGCAGTTCTGTAATTCTGAAACGCCTTAGTAGTTTCCTCAATGGTCACCATGTCGGCTTTGACATCTTCTAACTTTGTTAGGTGTTCCAAAATATCTGTACGGTTCGTTTGCTTGAGCCATAGGATGTACTGAGTCATGTTGTCACGAGCCCACTTACTCAAGCCATGCTCAATCGGACGCTCATGCTCACGCGCCTCGACACGGTTGCGGTGTGATTGGTTCTCAATAACAGCCTCGGCCTTCTTTTCGGCATCGTGCATACGCTCGGACAATGACATAGCGCCAAAGGTTTTCTTCACTTTGAGCATCGCCTTATCAACCTTGTCGGTGTGATACGCGTTCTTACGTTCTTGCGCCATTGCAATACGATTGTTGCGTACAAACAACTTGTGGCTACTGCCGTACCACTCCGAGCCCACGTAGCCCAGCACCTCGGTATCAGCTAGTACACAGTAGCTACGGAACCCCTGCACCTCGACAGTCCATAGTGGGTTCTTGGTCGCCACTTCCCATGCTAGCTTCTTAGCATCAATGTGTAGCTCCTCCTCAGTTCTAGTCTTTACGTCCTTACCCAATCGCACGTTGGGTAGCTTCAACAATTCAATAGCCATCATTCTTCTCCTTCTTCAATAGGCCATAGGTAATTGGCGTTGGCCAACAAGTCATCTGCCAGCTTTCGTGCGGCGGGTTCACTCAACTGAACTGTTACGCTGCCATCCAGCACGACTACAACGCGCTCTTCCTCGGTGTTTGTTCCAACTGCTATAAATTTCATCATTCACTCCTTACCATTCAAACTTCTGCAAAATCGCATCTACTTTGTTCTTCATCGACTCACGTACCGTTGCGCTGTCTTTGATGGTCTCAATGTCAGCACCCAGCATCGTCTGCTCCAACTGCTTACGCGCTTCCTCCAGCTTGGGGTCGTTCGTAATGTTCATCTTGTCCAGCAATCCACACAAGTCAACAGCATTGGTCACCAGCGAATCGTGGTAACGCTTCTTCGACTCCTCACCATCCTCGTCTTTCAGCTTCTCAGACATGGCAGTAAGTACTGTGTGCAGTCGCTCCCAAGGTGTACGCATAGCCTCGGCCAGTCGCTCGTCGAACTTGGCTTCGTAGTTAGATTTCATCTCCTCTAACTCATTCGCTGATATGTCCAAGCGGAAGTCACCAGACTCAGGTATCGGGTCAATCGCCATACGGAAACCAAACTTCATCTGCACCTCGGCAATGTCAGGGTAGTCACTCGCTCGGTACATCGTGCCCAAGTGCGTCTGTGCCTCGTTCACCAACTGCGGGTAGGCGATAAAGAAGTTACTGCACATCTGCTTGAACTGCGCCTCGTAGTTATTCATCGTCTGCTTGTATTCCATGAACAACTTAGTCGGCAACAGTCGCTGGCCCTTGTCGGCCCAAGGCATCGTGTGCTGGTTGTGATAGAGGCGTACACGCGCCGCCAGCTTCTCAATGTCTTTGCGTAGCGTAGTACCTGCAAACAGATTCTTCCTTGTCTGCGAGGCATCACGCACTGCTGACGCATTGGCATTTACTGTGTCGGTCATCTCTCGGTCAACCTTGTTGGCTGGCCACACACTTATGTTCAGTTCCACTAGAACCGCGCTTGATGCAATACTCATTTCATTTCTCCTTCAGGTTTCATATCTAACAACTTCAACTGTCGTGCAATGTCGCACACTTCCTCTTTCACCCACTCGAACGTGCGGTAGGTATCTCTCATGTGATGGCTAATGTCTGTCTCGGTGTACTCCATCAACGTAGCCACTAGCTTCGGGCTAAAGTCCCCTGCGTGTGAGCAGTCGAACCCAACCACCCACTCGTCTGTCTCCTTGTCTTTCTCCGAGTACGTCAGCCCACCATGTGCTTCAATACCCCTATCGTTGAGCCAGTCGTAGTTGAACCCGTACGCCTTGTGCCCCCTTGGTATAGCCACGTACCCATTCAGGTGTCCGAGCGTTCCATGCCGCCACACTGTGCACTTGTACCCTGTCAGGTCATGTACCCACTCCTCGTTGTCAGGCTCGTGTTCCCACGGGCGGTCACTTATCAGCAACTTCATCTTCTGTTCTGCGTCTAACATTGTTAGGTCTCCACTAAAAGTTTGATAAATCCAATAGCCGCCTGTCGGCTATCTACCTCTGCCATTACCTCTACTCTCTCGCCCTTTGGGAAGAAGGCGTCTTGCTTCTTCAGCACCATCCATGTGTCCGTGCCTTTCAAGATGCCATACCTCACGTCATCCCACATATCGGGGCGGTCGAACCACTCCGCTGGGTCTCTGTTAATCGCCATCACTCCTCCTTCTTCAGTAGCTTCATGTAGTTCTTCATTTCTTTCTCGTTCAACCCCCACGCCACACGCATCCCATCCTTGCCGTAGATAGTCCACTTCCCATACTTGCGCTTGGGGTAGTAGTCGGGTTGTTGGTAGTTGAACCATTGCTTTTGAAACACATCGTTAACCGTCTGACGCATACTCCGCGCCAATGCCTCGGTGTACTGCTTGCCAATCCTCTCCAGCATTTCATCTTCTAGCGTACTCATATCAATCCTCGGGCTTTCCCGCCAGCTTGTACATGGCGTAGGTGTCTCTGCTAATCAGCTTCGCTTGCATCTGCTCCTCCAACGCGAAGATGTGGTGTGTCGAACCTTCCGCTCCGTTGTACTTACACCGATACTTCTCTGCCTTCTCAAGTATCTTCATCAACGCCATCGCATCATCGACTGGCAACACCATGTCCCCATAGGGCATCGTCACAATCATTGGCATATCAATCCTTCCACAATTCAAACAACTTCAACATACCCTTCACCCCATCGAGGCTCAGGTTCCTGTGCACTTCGTCTTTCAAGTCCATCAACCCGTTGATGCGTACGTTACCCATGTAGTAGAAGCGCAGGTTGTAACGCCATGGCTTCCACCACACTCGGCTGACTGACCACGCATACAACTCCGATGGATGGTCGGGCGGCACCATGTACATATCCCCGCACTTAATCTTCATGTTTAGACTTCGAGATAGATTGTTTTACCGTTGTCCGACACTGCGCTTGTGTTGCCACCACTGATGACCCACATAGTCGGCGCTGTCCACTCGTAACCCCAGTTCGGTACGTAGCCGTCGGTCAATACGATGACTGCCTCGGGCTTGATGTTCTCGTCCTTGAGATACGTACTGACACAGCTTGGGTCTGTACCACCACCGCCTCGTGGCTTGGTCGTCTGACAAATGTCAGATACAGCCGAACCTTCGTACTTCTCATGCCCTGCCACCGAACCATCCCAATAGATTAAGTCCACGCACTCGGGGTTGACTTCCTCGGCAATGCCTTTGACTTCGGACAAGAACTCGGCAAGCTCAGGCCCACCGATAGAACCCGATGTGTCGATAGCCACAACCAAGTGACCAACCTTCTCGCCAATCATGCTGGGCATATACATACCTGTGCTGAGGAATCGGCGGTTCACACGACGCCATGAGCTTGTGTCTTTGTTAGAACACGTAGCCTTGACGAAATCACGCAACACTTCACGCCAATCAATCTTGGGTGCAAGCAAGTCTTCCAACTCGCGGTCGAGCATCCCACCGCCTTTGCCGATGTTCTTCTGATGCGCAATCAAGCCTTGACGAATCGCTTGGTCAATCTCACGCGCCAACTCCTTCTTCTCATCCTCGGTCATGTCCTTCGCACCATCCCAATCGTGGTCATCGAACCCATCACCTTCGCCGTCACCACCGCCGTCTTCCTTCTCCTGCTTGAGAATGTCGTAGACCTGCTTGGTGTTCATGCCACGGAATCGTTCATCAACCAAGCCCATGAAGTCACCCTTCTTAGCCTTGGGGTGTCCTGTGTCCTCGGCGTAGCGTGGCATAGCGATGACTGACTCGTTCGGGTCGAGGTCTTTCAACATGAGGTTAATCACGTAGTCCATAGCTTGGTTGGCCAACTGCGCATCTTCGGTGTGCAACTTAGTCCACGTTGTCAGGTGGCGGTACATCTTGTGCCCAGCCTCGTGTGCGATGACAAAAGCCAGTTCCCTGTCGCTCAACCGCTTCACAAAGGCGCGGCCATACATCTCGTCGCGTCCGTTGGTACACGCTGTCGGAATGTTATCGACCACATGGGTGCGGCCTACCATCATCACGCCTTGTAGTAGTGCGAACTTGGGGTTACGCATTACTGTAATCTTGGCCTTCTGCAATTTACGTTCTTCTAACATTTCATTCTCCTTATTTCTGACATTTGTCAGATACACACTTCCACATCACGAATCACACTCAGCACATACTCTGCGCCGTCTGATTGCGTCTCTTCTAAATCGTAGCTGTCCTCACCGATACGCACGAACTCGTAAGCCCAGTCCAGTTCATTAGGCCCAGCCGTATCACCGCCGTCGGCTAACTCTAGAAAGTTAGACACGAATCGTTGGAACGCCTGTACTTCAGGCCAACTGTCGTACCACTTCACTTGGTCGTCTTGGAATAGATAGCCGCGCTCACCCACTACCTTCAGGCATCCCTTCAAGTCCTCGGGGAAATTCTCATCCACGTAGAGCTTTAGTGTTGGCCACTTATCTTTGGTGGTGTAGAACACCGCCGTCACATTACTTCGATACCCCATCGTTTTCCTCCTCGATTGAATTCAATAACTTGCACATACCATCGGCCTCGGTCTTACCCTCGAACTTACACAAGCCGATGTTGTCGAACTTGCGCCTGTCGCATACTTCCCATCCGATTGCACTCAACATACCCTTGCGCTCCTCGGTTATCCACCGCACGAAGTACCTATGCAAGTACCCCTTACTGTTTGTGTATTCACTACTTCTCATGGAATCCAACTCGACTTCTGCTTGTATGCCCTTGCCAATACTTCAGCCTCGTTAATCAACATGAACAACGTCGCCTCCATCTGTGCAGGGTCGGATGTTTCCAGCAATACCTCACGCTTCTTTTTCGGTAGGTCGGTCTGCGTGTGTTGCGCTGTCGGTGTCTCTTGCTCCCACTTGACCAACACACATCGGTACTCGGGGTGCAATGCGCTGTACAACATACGGCGCTCAATGTTTAGTTGATAGCCCCACATCATGCGGTTCAAGTACTTGAACATATCGTTGCACTTCTCCCATTCGAGCGGCCAGTCCATGTGCTTGTTCTTGTGGTCATTCATTCGTGCATATAACATTGTTAGTCCCTCCACATCGTTAGCTTCTTGTACTCTTTCACCTGTCGGCGTACCTGTATGTGAATAGCCACAACCTCCGCCTCGTTGCCGAGTTGTTTTTGTAGGGCATCCACAACGTGTTTCCACTCCCCTGCTTGAGTGTGGCTATCCATAATCAGCGTCGCCGCATCACGCACGAGTTGGTCGGTGTCAATCGTCACTAACATTTGTTAGTCCTCCAGTAAGAGTTTCAGGTAGTTGTCGAAAAGTACGTGGTCGGTGGTCTCGTAGATAAGCTCATGCTTGTACCCCCCTGTCACGGGGTCAGCTATACGGAACAAGAGCATCTCATCGTTAGCCCTCCCCAAGTGATAGCCGATCTTGTTTAGCTGGTGTTGGTATTTACTATCCAGCCACGCATACCCATCCGAGTCCACCTGCACGTACTTCAACATATCTATCCCTTATCTGACAAATGTCAGAGCAAGTCTTGGTTCTTAGCAACCCAGTCGGCGAACGCCTTAGCGCCGAACGCGATGGATTGTTTCGATGGTGTCTTCGCAATGTTGATAGCGAACACGGCTTGCCACTCGGCGTCGAAGCGTTCCAAGTACTCCATGAATGGAGCGATGTTGGTCTTGTCGATACGTGCGATTGCACCGAACACAACGATTGCACAAGCGCCTGGACTTGTAGGTACCTTCGTATGCTTAGGGTCTTTGATGGTGTCTTCCCAGCTTGGCAGTTGGTCAGAGAACTCAATGTACGCTTGCATATCACGAGCCGCCGCCTCACCAATCGCACCGCTCAACGCCGCAATCACAGAGTCAGAGTCATTCTGCTTACGGGTACTGACGATGTTGGATGCAGTAGCAAGTGAACGAGGAGACACGAACGCAACCTGTGGCTTCTTGGGGTTGAAGATGTAGGGGTTGTCGCCTTGTCCTGCGTCGGTATAGCTAGCCATTGCGTGAGGGAATCGGTTAACCCAAGCAAGCACCTCGGGTGCAATGTCGTTGTTCATACCCCAGTCAATCCATTCCTCAGATGTTGGCTTGGCAATAGTCACGGGCACGATACGGTTCAAGCTATGCGCCTTCATGTTGTCGCCCACACCATCGGTCGATAAGTTACCTGTCAAGAACACAATGGTCTTGTCCTTGTCGAGCGGGATGTCACCGAGTCGTGGGTTCGCCTTCTCAAGCATGGGGTGGAGCATATTCTTAACTGGGTCAGCGCCTTTGCTGAACTCGTCAAGCATGATGACCATTGGCTTGCCTGTATGAATACCGAAACGTGCGTTGGGGTAGTAGCGGGTCGTCTTGGTTTCGTGGTCAATCACGGGCATTGCAATGTCGCCCAAGTCCATGTTCGGTACGTCGATGTACGCATGGTCGTAGCCTAGTGGCCCAGCGATTGCCTCTAACAGAGAACTCTTACCAATTCCTGGCTCACCTCGTAGCATGAAGCGGGTCTGTGGGTTGGTGCGAATCAGGTTCGCGGCTTGCTTCAATGTGATGGTCTTACCAAATTTAACTTCTGACATTTTCATTTCCTTCGCTTACTTCGTTTACTTCGTTTAAATATCTGACATTTGTCAGATGCGGGTGGTGGACAGTATTTATCTGTCATGCCTATATTGTATCACAAACACTAGACAATGTCAAGTGATTAGGCTTGGTTCCAAGGGTACTTCTCAAAGTAGTAGCTCCCGTCCCAAAACATCTTGCGTAATTGCTTACGCATATCGTTGAACTCGTTGTGGCTATCGGCGTACTGCAAACGTACAGCCCACAGTTGTTCGAGCGTTGCATCGGGGTGTTGCATCAACTCCAGTACGGTGTCACCCATCCTGTTGTGAAGCTTCACCCACTCGTTGTAATTGGCCACCAGTTCCCTCGGTGGTTTCTTTCTCATAGCCCTTGCTTCTTCTTGAACCTGTCGAACTGCCCAAAGATTCCCTCTCGCTCCTCGGGGTGCATAAACAGTATCTTGAGCATCACGCCCAAGCTATTCGCCTTCTCCCTCTCACGGAAGTAGAAGATAGTCGCGCCAACAGCCCAGCCCAGCAGGAAACACTCTGCATCTGATAGTCCAAACATATCAATCCTCCTCAGTCATTACGTAATCTTCATACTTACCTGTCGGCACTTTGCCCTCGGCTAGCGCCACCTTCGTGTACACCTTGTCGCTGAACATCTTGAACAGAATCCTGTCCAAGTACTTGTCGAATTGGTCAGACCCTAGCGTTACCTGTGACTCCATGCTGTCGCGCCAATGCAAGCTCTGCCCTTGAATCATCAGAATGTTGAACGCAATCCAATAGTTTTGGTGGCGTGCATTGTCATCTTGGTCATTCCGTACTAGGTCGAAGAACTCAGCGGTTGCCTCTCGGTAGGTCGCCCACAACTCCGCTTTGTTCTCGGGTCGGTGGTACTTCGGCTTGTCGCTAATCTTGCCCCACTTGTCTGTCTTGGGTCGTGTCCGTGTGCCATCTTCGTCGTAGTCGTCTTTGCCAAACACTTCAATCAACTCGGCATACGTTGCTTTGACCAAGTCGAATCGGCGCTCGTAGTACGTGCCCTCGTTAATCACCCGCTCCTCGGTTTTGAGTTTGACCACACCAGCCAAGTAATCTTTGAATTGGCTCACGGTTTTGCGTACTGCGTTGGCTTCCTTGCGGTTAACCTTGTAGTCATAAAGCGTCTGCTTCACCTTCGGCAACCATCGACCGTCTTTTTGCACCAAGACCAGTTCCCCCTGCGCTGGCACGAGCGCCTTAGTCCCATCGACAAAGTGCAACACCACATCCCCACGTACTCGGTTGCATCTGACACTTGTCAGAACTCGGTCAATGAATTGGCACGTTGATGCGCTTGGCCAGTTGTCTATGCGAATGATGACCTCATCCTCCACAGTGAACTTAATCACGGGGGTCTGATACAACACGCACTCGATTGCCTCTGTCCATACGTTCTTACGTATAGAGTAAGTGTCCACGTCTCGGCGCTCACCCAGTGGTCGCTTGTCCTCAGCCCTGCCCTTGATTGGCTTGGCGTTGTTCCATTTCTTTACTGCCTCGGCGTAGTCACGTACCTTCGGCACTCTCATTACTGTTGCGTATCCCATTTGTTCACTCCTTTAAAGTTTTCTGCGTAGCGAACTCATTCGCTCCCCGCCTTCATGCGTCATGTCTACCCTAACCCTGCCTCGGTCGCCTCTAGCTAGTACAGCCATCTCGACTAGCACTAACCTGTCCGTACCTCGGGCTAACTCAGTACGGCTAATGCCTGAAATCCTATTGGCACTCATCTGTTCCTCGGCTTGGTCGGGGTCATACACCCTCGCATCACCATCGTCGAACCCAATAAGCACGTACTCTTTCATACGCTAGCCAAGGCAACTGTTGCCCTGTCTCGTAACTGCATCATCAGCCCTTGTGGGTTGCGCCCTAGCTTCTTGGCCAGTTGGTACATGGCGTTACGAATAGCGTTGTTGGGTGTGGTGGTTGTTGTGTACATCGTCAGGATTTCCCCTGCGTTGTTGACTGTCACCTTGAATCGGAACTGCTCCGCAGACCTGACCCTTGATTCGCAGCGTGGCTGCTTGTGTGTAATTTCTGACATTTGTCAGACTCCTTCCATTTCGTTACGTACTTTCATTCCCACATACCTGTCGGTCAGGTTGCCCATCGTTACAAGCATCTCTCGGTCGTCACTCTGCGCGGCTATCACCCACATTTGGTTGCGCCCTCGCTTCTTGCCGATACCTCGTGAGTCGTACCATTCCCTCGAACCCACGATGTAGTTACCCGCCTTGCCCTTGAGCAAAAGGTATTTCTTTTTGCGCCTCGTCATGTTTCCTCCTCTGCGGTTAGTGCCTTGAACCTCATCAGGCTCAGCATCTCGTCTGCCTCGGCTACCACCTCGGCTTTGTACTCGTTGTAATAGAACCCCCGTTGGCTGAACTCCTCCCACCTCGGGCGGTCGAGCACGAACATATTGCCCGTCTCCTCCATGCGCACCAGTACGAACCTCACACCTTGCTCCCTCGCACGAATGACCGTAGCTTGACCATGTGGATGGTCGCCTGTGCATAGCGCCTACATATATCTGCGTAGTCGGTGTCGTCCATGTCCCCAGACGTAACCTGTTTGAAGTGCGCCGTCATCTCTTTGTACGCCGCCTCCATGTTGAGGTACTCGGTAATCTGCTCTGCGTTAAATTTCATCTTTGTTCTCCTTCATTAGTTTCAGCATTGCCCGTAGGACTTTCTCGGGCTGGTCGTCACACAAAATAGTGTGGCTCTGTGTCCACCACGTTGCCAGCACCTTCTTGCTCTCGATTGCAAACTTCGGGTAGCCTTCCCAGCTATCCATGTACTCCCATTGCACCAAGGCAAACTTGTACTTCTTGCGTCTGCGTTCCCGTTCTTTCTGACATTTGTCAGATTCAGCCTTCGCTTCTGTCACGGTAGTCCCCATCTGTGTTGGCTAGCTTCCACAACATATCCATGCGGTCGCGCAATCCCTTCAGCTTCTCGGGGTACAAGTCGTGCATGGCTTTGCCCAAGCTCCAGTTGATGTCACTGCGGCTGTCCATGTTCGCCGCCGCTTCACCGAGCACTGCGTCTAGGTCAATAATCAATCGGCCTAAGCCTTCGCCTTCGTACATAGTTAGTACTCCTCTTGTGTCATTTGAACCATTGCCTCGGCTTGCTTTTGCGTCAAACCTCGGGCAACCATCTTGTTGACTCCCTTTCGGTATGGGTATCGTCTCAGGTACGCTTCCCACTCAACCCACGACTCACAGTACACCTTGTGTTCTACCTTTGAGCCTGTCTCGCCTCGGTACACAACCCACTCGCCTGTATCTGACATTTGTCAGCTCCTCTGTTGTTTTTGGTTAGTGTTGATTAGTGTTGCTCGTGCGCTAGCAGGTGTAACGTATTGATAGTTACCTTTGCCGTATTCCATCACCACGCACCATGATTCACGCTCCATCCTTGCGGCTTCCTCGCCACAGAATAGACATACTCGGTAGCCGAGCGCCCATCGTTCTTCGGGGAACTCATCACCACAGTCGATACATTCTTTCCACTGGCTCATAAAACCTCCTCAGTAAATTTCGTTAATCCAAGCACAAAAGCACAGTATGGTCACCGTCATTGATGCACCGTCGCCGAGCGACATGACCCAAGCCACAAAAATAAGCCATGCAGTCATTCGTCATCCCCATCCAATTCGTTGAGCACTTCGGTGAGCACATGGCCGAGCAGGAAACCAGCAAAGCAAAGGGCAAAGTTATAGATTGGTTCGTCGTGGCCCCAAGCGATGTAGATGGTCAGGGTGGCGATGATTGATTGCGTGATACGCATAAGTTGTATTTGAGCTTGCATTGTTACGTTTCTTTCTATGGTTTCTGACATTTGTCAGATGTGGGTTGTTACGTTTCCAGTATTGGCTTTTTGTTCTGCCAATGACTATATTGTATCATAATGTTATGTATATGTCAAGTGTTTGGGGTTTGTGTGTGGCTTGGTATTCCCCCCACGCGCCCAACAAAAAAGGGAGCCGAAGCCCCCTTAGTAACTGGTATTTCTCTATTAGAACCACGCGTCTTTCACTGCGTCCTTGTGTTCGCTGGGGTCGGTGCTTCGGTACTGCTGGGTGTGTCGGTAGATTGCGCGGCGTACAAAGTTGGATTGGTTGCCTCTACCAGCGCATAGGTTGTGAAAGTGCTCAACGTGGTCGGGTTTGTTACTTGGCATAGTCCAGCTAATGATGCAGTTGCGTGTTGGTGGTTGCCCCACAGTCGGTAGGTTTGCGGGTGGCGTTGAGATAAGCGCGGGGGTTTCCATCAGGGCATAAACTGCATCACGGATTGCCCTTGAGCGGGTCTTGCGTTCGGACTCACAGAATCGGTCGAGCTGGTCGCGCAGTGCCGAGGACATAACTGTTGCGTAGTTGGAGGACAAACGAAATAGGGTGCTAGGTGCAGGGCGTTGTGGAGCGGTGACAATGTTATGTTTCCCGTCTGTATCTTGTGTCACTTTGTTATGTTCTTCCTGTTGGGCTTGAACGATGGACATGAGGCGATTGTGGAGGCTTTGCATTGTGATGTTTTCCTTTTGTAAAGTTACGGGCGATTTATGAAACGTAACAACATTCCATAACAAAACGAACCCCGATTTCATGCGGGTTGCGGGTATGAAAACATATTATATTATATAAAGTAACGTAAAAATAAAAAGAGAGAGAGCGGCGTCTAAAAGTTGTGTGGTACGAATTGCGCTTGCTGACAAGCCCTTTGCCTCACTTTGCTGGGTACTCACTTTTGAAAAAACGCATAACTTATCGCAGGGTTTATGTTTTCGTCTCGCAACCCGCATGGTTAAGCCATTTCTTTTGTTACATCTTTTGTTACGAAACACAAAAAGCCCTAAAAAACGTCACATCGTTTCATAACAAAGGATTGCACCATCCATTCTGACGGCTGAAGCATCCATAGGGAACTGGTATTGTTACGA